CAGATAACTATCATGATATTATCGAATTCCAACAGTTGAATGATATTAAATTTGAAAGACCAGACTTAATTGTTAGTGATGTCGGTGATGAACAGCATACCAATGCGACTCTAGATGTCGTTAGGTTTCAAAAATTTCTAAATCGTGGTGGTTCACTTATCATGAAGTGTTGGGTTCATCAGATTAAAGAAGGCTTGTTTAAGCAACTTAATTTTGGTAGTGTCATGGTAACAAAACCAATTTCTAGTTTCTCACTCAATCGAGAGGTTTATTTGATTTGTAAAGATTATTCTTCACCCAATAAATATCCTAATAACTGGAGACAACAACTTTATGTTATTGTTAGAAGAATTAAAGCTATGCATCAAATGTATCAAGAAAATCACATGATTGATAATTTCGTGGAGAAAAGTCCAAAGATTGAATTTACTAGGGAAGTTTTGCTGCTCAATCGTTGGAATAGTGCAAAATTTATCAGTGAATTTCAAGAAATCTTAGAGGATGATTATCAGAAATTGAACGAGAAGATTGCTGATAAAGTCAAGAAAATGAAACATTCTACTATCAATGTTGTTATTAATAAACATAATGCAGTTTTTGGCTCCGGCAAATCAGATTATATTAGGAAATATGCACATAAAACTAAAGATTTAGTCGTCGTTCCAACAAAGAAACTTAAAGTTTTATATCGTGAAATGGGCTATAATGCAATGACTTATTATACAGCTATGATAAGTGATAAACGTTATAGGAATGTTTTCTTTGATGAGGTATTTATGTTTCCTAAATCGTATTTTTATTACTTTGCGCATTTCAACAAATTCGAGAACATCTATGTTTTTGGTGATAGTAAACAAATTGGTGTGGTCGACTTCAAATCAGTTGGTTATGATGATGACGATCTTATCAATAGTGGTGTTTATCAGAACAATGTGTCAAAAAGAGTCCCACAGGATGTTTGTAACGTTATGAAAAGATATGACGTGGATTGCAAAACAACAAATCCGCAAAAAATATCCATTTTTACAGTCGATAATATTAAAGAAATTTTGGACTTCTTTGTTGATGGCGTTCGTATAATGACTTATAGACAAGCAATTAAGGATATTTATACCGTCGCTAATCCAAAGAATGACACACACACTATTCATGAGAGACAAGGAGGTAATTATGATATAGTTGTGTGGGTGCTTGAAGAAGGCGATCCAATTTTGACTAGAGATGAATACGTTCGGGTGGCTTTTACTAGACACACGAATGCACTCATCATTTACGGGGCAGATAACATCAAACACACCACTATGAATCTTTATAATACAAATATTGAAATCATAGCCGAACGTAACATCATACCATTATTTGACGAAAACTATTATGTTATACCTGAAACACGTCTTTTGAAAGTGCATGATCAGCCGTTCTTTGAGAAAAGGAAGATAAGTGCGTTAGATGCGAT